AACAGTGATCGGTGCTTACTTTGGCGGTAGATCACTAGAAAAAGTAAAAAAATAATGGGAATAAATTCAACAGAAGTAAGTTATCAATTTGGACAACTAGGTAGTGTTTATACGACAGCTAGTAGTGATGCTATAGTTCCACCAACTAACAAAGTGTTTGTTGCTATAACAATGCTAGGTGATACAGTGTTTGATAGTAGTAGCGGTTTAGTTTCTACAGAACCTACTAAATATATAAACACAGAAACCGCTGCAAATGATTTAGGTGCTGGATCTGAAACTACAGATCAAGGTTCTGGTGGTCAAGTAGTTGATAGTGTTTCTTTTCCTCTTGGAGTTACTATATACGGAAGATGGAACGAAATAGACGTTAACTCTGGTAGTATAATAGCTTATATAGGAGATTAATGATAAGTTCTGGTATACATACGCCAAACGTAGCGAGCAAGCACGTAAATGTAAACGGTAAAAATAGTAGGTATAATAACTCACACTCTTTAGAGTTTGACGGAACTGATGATTATGCTGACTGTACTTTATCTAGTGATATATTTAACAAAACAAACGGCACCATATCTCTTTGGTGTATATTTGATTCTAGAGGTTCTAAAGTTTTATTTAATGCTCATAACAGCTCTGATGGCAATGCTGATTTTTTTAGAATAACCACACAAGGTATCACAGGAAATACTGTAGACGGTGTTGCAGGTGTAGACTGTATATTAGCTCAATATACTACTACGTTAAGCGGTACTAGAGTAGCTAATACTGCTCAAGCTATGCAATCGTCAAGTTTCCACGGTCATGGGCACACTAGAAAAACAAATAACTTTTCTGCATCAACTGGAGGTTCTGGTTTTGGTGAAGAACACGTAGCTTTAAGAATTACATCTGACATGGACGCTTCTACTTGGTTTCATATTGTTTACACCTGGGATACTAGCGAAACATTTACACCTACCAAACAAACAAGCGCTTCAGCTTATATTACGCCAACAGAAATAACAGGAGCAATGCGTCTTTATGTAAATGGAGTGTTAAAACAACATGGGCAAAGTGGTCCTGCTAGTAACAACCAAATAAAAGCTACTGGTGGTTTTAGTGAAATGACAGCTTCGTTAGATACTATAAGACTAGGCCTTAATCATAATCTTGCAAGTGATCACGATGGTCATATGAATAACGTTGCTGTTTGGAATAGTAGATTAACAGATGCTGAAGTTTTAGCTATATATAATAGTGGTACTCCAACAGATTTAAGGCTTAATTCCGGTAATTACGTAAGCGCATCAAACTTAGTCGGGTATTGGACAATGCAAGATGGTCATGGTGCTGGAGACTATGAAACATATAAAACTGTATTTGATAGATCTGTAAATAATAATCATTTAACTTTAAGAAATAATACTGTGTGGACAACAGTAACACCTTAACAATGGCAAATATAAAATACGTAATAATAAATAGTTCAGAAGTTTCTAGTATTGATTTTAGTCAAGTATTAGAAAGTTCTGCTGATACGTTAAAATATAATAACGATAAAAGTAAAGTTCTTGTTAAATTTACAGGAGATACACCTTCGTTTTTAATAAACAAAACACAATATACAAACTCAGAAATATTAGAGCAACTTCAAACTTCTGAGTGGGTAGAAGAAATACAATAATAATTAAATTAAATAAAATGGCAAAAAGAAAAACACCAAAGCCTAAAAAGGCTTTAAAAGTAACTAATGAAGAGTTAAACAGAATACAAAGCTTAGTTAATGAAATAAATAGAATTGAACTACAAGTTGGTTCATTAGAAGTACAAAAACATAGCTTAATACATTATAGTAATGATGTTCGTGACAACATGAAAAATTTTCAAAAAGAACTAGAAACTAAATACGGTACTAGTAAGATAGATATTAATGACGGTAAAATAAACTACGATGAGCAAGCTAATTAGAAAGATTACAGTAGGTAAAGATTATAAAAATGACGCTATGCACTACTCTGTTGGTCAAGAAGTTTATGGTGGGCATACAATATCTAATATTATAGAAGTAGAAGATAAATACTCTATTTATATTAAAAAAAACAAAGATGTATTACCATGGAAAGACTTTAATAAAAACATGGCAGTGTCTGTTGAATATAATTTAGAGTATTAATGAAAGCACCTTTTGACTTCGTTATAAAGCCAAAAGGAAATAGATATAACAACACTAAAAAAGTTGGTGATAAAAACTTAATATTAAATACAGAAATATTTAATCACGAGTTTGTAAATAGAGAAGCCATAGTTATATCAATACCTGTCGCTTTTAAAACAGATATAAAACCAGGTGATACTATTATAGTACACCACAATGTTTTTAGACGTTGGCATAACGTTAAAAATATAGAAAAAAATAGTAAAAGCTTTTTTAATGAAAACACTTACTTAGTTAAAGAAGATCAAATATTTTTGTATAAAACAAAAAACGACTGGAAACCAATGAAAGGTTATTGTTTTGTACAGCCTCTAAAAACAAAAGATAAGTACAACGTAGAACAAGAAGATCCATGTAAAGGTATAGTTAAATACACTGATGGTGAGTTTAAAGTTAACGAACTTGTAGGTTTTACGCCTTTTTCTAAATATGAATTTATAATAGACGGTGTAAAACTTTATAGAGTTATGAACCAATTTATTACAATTAAATATGAATATCAAGGACACGAAGAAGCTTATAATCCAAGCTGGGCACAAGGCAGTTGAAGAACTGATTAACGTTGCTAAAGAAAAAATAATAACTAACACAGAAGATGATGTTAGTGCTGATAGATTAAAAAATGCTGCAGCTACAAAAAAGTTAGCTATATTTGATGCGTTTGAAATATTAAATAGAATACAAGAAGAGGAGAATATACTTGAGGGTAAAGAGCCAGAAGAGAAAAAAAGCAAAGTATTTAAAGGTTTTGCTGAAGGTAGATCAAGATGAGTTACGAACAAACACTAGTTAAAATAATAGAACCTGTTAAACGTACGACTATAACTCGTATGAACAGAGGTAAAAAATGGAAATATGGGTATAATAAAGAACATGATATTATCGTTATATCAAAAAATGGGACAATTGGTGAAATACTTGAAGTGCAAGGTTTACGCATTGCGTTACCAAAGCTGCCAGCCAACTTGTACGTGCATGCCAAGCGAAAATGGCAAAGGATAGAATATCCAAAAGAATTATCTAAATTAAAAAATATATTTGACTGGCGTAGTTATCCTGAAGAAGCTAAAGACCAGTGGTATGATTATATAGACGAAGAGTTTAAAAGAAGAGAAGAAGGTTTTTGGTTTGACAATAATGGTAAACCAACTTACATAACAGGTAGTCACTATATGTATTTACAATGGAGTAAAATAGATGTAGGTGCACCTGATTTTAGAGAAGCAAATAGAATATTTTATTTGTTTTGGGAAGCATGCAAAGCTGATACGAGATGTTATGGTATGTGTTACTTAAAAAATAGAAGATCTGGTTTTTCTTTTATGTCATCAGCTGAAACAGTTAATTTAGCAACACTTGCAAGTGATAGTAGATATGGAATATTATCTAAAAGTGGAGCTGATGCAAAAAAAATGTTTACCGACAAAGTTGTACCAATATCTGTTAACTATCCGTTTTTCTTTAAACCGATACAAGATGGTATGGATAGACCTAAGTCTGAACTTGCTTACCGTGTACCTGCGAGTAAGTTTACTCGTAAAAAAATTATTACGAACCAAAAGCAAGAAGATTTAGTTGGACTTGATACAACTATAGACTGGAAAAACACAGGTGATAATAGCTATGACGGTGAAAAGTTAAACTTATTAGTACACGATGAAAGTGGTAAGTGGGAAAGACCAGATAACATATTAAACAACTGGCGTGTAACTAAAACATGTTTACGTTTAGGTAGTAAAGTAGTTGGTAAATGCATGATGGGTAGCACTAGCAACTCATTAGATAAAGGAGGCAATAACTTTAAAAAATTATATAATGATTCAAATGTTACAAGGAGAAACCGTAATGGACAAACAAAGTCTGGCCTTTATTCTCTCTTTATCCCTATGGAGTGGAACTACGAAGGATTTATTGATGAATACGGAGATCCAGTCTTTAATAGTCCAAGTGATGATGTATACGGACCCGACGGTGAACTAATAGATTATGGTATAATAGACTATTGGCAAAACGAAGTTGATGGTTTGAAAAACGATCAAGACGCATTAAACGAGTTTTACAGACAATTTCCAAGAACTGAAGAACATGCGTTTAGAGATGAAGCAAAAAACAGTATATTTAACTTAGTTAAAATATACGAACAAATAGATTATAATGACGGTATAGGTAGCACAAATATTTCTACTGGTAACTTTCAATGGTTAAACGGGGTAAAAGATACAAATGTAATATTTTACCCAGATCCAAAAGGTAGATTTAAAATAAGCTGGATACCACAAGAACATTTACAAAATAAAATAATAATAAAAAATGGAATCAAATATCCTGGCAACGATCATATGGGCGCTTTTGGCTGCGACAGCTACGATATTAGCGGTACTGTAGACGGGAGAGGTTCTAATGGAGCACTACATGGTTTAACAAAGTTTAGCATGGAAGATGCTCCACCAAATCATTTTTTCTTAGAATATATAGCTAGACCACAAACAGCTGATATATTTTTTGAAGATGTTTTAATGGCTTTAGTATTTTACGGTATGCCATTACTAGCAGAAAATAATAAACCAAGATTATTATACTATTTACGAAGAAGAGGTTATAGAGGTTATAGTATGAATCGCCCTGATAAATCTTGGAATAAATTATCTACAGCAGAAAAAGAAATAGGTGGTATACCTAATTCAAGTGAAGATATAAAGCAAGCTCACGCTGCTGCTGTAGAGACATATATACAAAACCATGTTGGTCATATTAATGAAGGTAATTATGGTAATATATATTTTAACAAAACATTAAACGATTGGGCAAAGTTTGATATAAATAGAAGAACTAAATTTGATGCTTCTATAAGTAGCGGTTTAGCTATAATGGCATGTAATAGGCATTTGTATGCGCCAAACGTTAAAGTAGAAAAATCAAAACTAAACATTAGTATTGCTAAGTATAACAATACTGGAAGTATGTCAAAATTAATTAAGAAATAATATGAGTTATTATAAAAATTTTCCTAGCCAAGTTGTAAGCGATGCAGAAAAATCTACGTATGAGTATGGTTTGAAAGTTGCTAAAGCTATACAGAGAGAGTGGTTTAATGAAGGGCAAGGTTATCAAAATAGTAGATACCATCATAATTATAATAACTTTCACAAGTTAAGATTATATGCTAGGGGTGAACAATCAGTTCAAAAGTATAAAGATGAGTTATCTATAAATGGTGACTTAAGCTACTTAAACCTTGATTGGAAGCCTGTGCCTATAATATCTAAGTTTGTAGATATAGTTGTTAATGGTATATCAGAAAGACAATACGCTATAAAAGCTTATTCACAAGATCCTTTTGGAGTTGAGAAAAGAACTAAGTATATGGAGTCTATATTAAATGATATTAACGCTAAAGGTTTTGATGCTATAGCTAAACAAAAACTTAATATGGACTTGCGAGAAAACAAGCAAGATGATTTACCAGAAACACCTGAAGAGCTTGATCTACACATGTCTCTTAACTATAAGCAAGCTGTAGAAATAGCTGAAGAACAA